ATGCAATATTTTGATAACGCAACTATTGATTATACAAGTGATAAACTAAAGGGTTCGCAGTTTGTTATATCAAACCCCAATGCGAAATCTACTTGCGGATGTGGGAGTTCATTTAGCGTATGACAACAAAACATTTTGAGTGCGAAGAATGTGGCTCGCAAGGAAAAATTATAGTTAAAGGTAATGATACTAGGTTAGAAGACATCGTATTTTGTCCTGTCTGTTCAGCAGATATATATGAAGAGGATGACTATGATGAGGATGACCAGTGACATGGCTTTATAAAGATAAAGAATACAACGGCGAAGATATACAAGACTGGTCGGGTTTTGTGTATCTTATCACCAATCTTGCAACAGGCAAGAAATATATTGGGAAAAAGTTGCTTTGGTTCTCAAAACAGCGTATAATTAAAGGTAAAAAGAAAAGGACTAAAGTCGAATCAGACTGGAGAACTTATTGGTCAAGTTCAGAGGAAGTAAAGGCAGATGTTTTGAAATTGGGTGAGTCAATGTTTAAGCGAGAAATATTACATTTTTGCCTAAATAAAGGATCAACATCATATTATGAAGCAAAAGAACAATTTATTAATGAAGTATTAGAACATCCAGAACTCTGGTATAATGGGCAGATACAATGCAGGATACACAAATCACACATCAAACCAAAGAAATGACATATTTGCTGTTTTTTACAGCAATAGCACTATCAGTGGTCTCAGCATACTACTCAATCGCTGGTCTTGCTGCAATTTTTGCTGCAGCAGTTGTTCCTATTGTGGTTATGGGTGGTGTTTTAGAGTTCGCTAAATTAGTAGTAGCTTCTTGGTTATATCGTTCGTGGAATTATGTTCCAATTTTAATGCGAACATATTTTTCAATCTCCCTAGTAATTTTGATGTCGCTTACCTCTATGGGTATTTTCGGTTTCCTATCGAAAGCACATTTAGACCAAGCAGTCCCAACAGGTGATGTTGCTGCAAAAGTAGCCATCATTGATGAAAAGATTAAAGTAGAAAAAGATAATATAGATGCAGCAAGACAACAACTTAAACAATTGGACGCTCAGGTTGACCAAACTATTGGAAGAAGCGACAATGCGCAAGGAGTGGAGAGATCTTTACAGATTAGACGAGGACAGCAAAAGGAAAGAACCACATTACTTGCTGAAATTGGATCAGCTCAAGCCAGAGTCGCCAGATTAAATGATGAAAGAACACCGATAGCTGCAGAACTACGCAAAGTGGAAGCAGAGGTTGGTCCAATTAAATATATCGCAGCACTAATTTATGGTGATAATCCTGATAATAATATTCTAGAAAAAGCAGTTAGAGTAGTTATTATCATGATTGTTATTGTATTTGACCCACTAGCAGTATTGTTACTAATGGCAGCATCAATGCCAATAAAAAAGAAGGAAGAAACAAATGAACCAACCAACGAAGAAACCAGCAACGAAGAGAGCTCCATCGCAGAGCAATTCCAAGCCAAAGCAAACATCATCAAAGAAAGATTCTTCAGCAAGTTCAAAGCAACCAAAGAACCAATCATGGGACAACAGCTTACAGAGATCAGTTCCTATGGAATCGCTGACAGTGGAAGTTCCGACCAGCATGTCAGCACCGAAGATAGAAGTCCAGGAGTTGCAGTTACAACCAAAGACGACATTTATCCAGAAACTAAAGAGCCTGATTGGACTATAAACGAACCTCCTACCAGCAAAACTGTTGAATATGATTCTGCTGGTAGGAGAATGACTCCTGTTATTACCACAATAGAGCAGGATGTATCAGATCTACAGAAAGATAAAAACCCTCTGTGAGTCATATAATTACCTAAATATTGTTAGAAGGGTTATCACCCGATTACATTATGTTCCCATAATATAACAATAACTAAAGGTTTTAAAATGATTAAAAAGATCGCTACAGCGGTGCTTTTTGTCATGTATTTGTCCCCTGCGATGGCTGCTGATCCCATCGTAACTGATTCGACTAGTAGAAGTACAACTGATTCTACTTCAAATAGCACTACAACAGTAAAATCTCCTCCACCAACAGCAGTTGCTCCAGCAATCACAGTTATTAACTCCGATGTTTGCGCAGTCGGTATATCTGGTGCAACTCAAACGCAAATTCTTGGTATTTCTTTTGGTGCTACAATGACTGATAAGAATTGCGAAAGACTAAAATTAGCTCGTTCTACATATGACATGGGTATGAAAGTAGCAGCAGTTGCTATTATGTGTCAAGATGAAAGAGTGTTTACAGCAATGATGAATGCTGGAACGCCATGTCCAGTAGATGGTAAAATTGGTGAGCAAGCCAAGAAAATCTGGGAAGAGAATCCTGATCGTCAACCTCAAAAAGTCAAGAGTAAAGACTAATGAGATTCTGGGTATTAGTGTTTTTGGTTGTTGGCTTGGTTGCACTCACACCAAGAGCCAAATCACAGACTGTCCAAACATCACCAAACCTAATAACTAATACTTGGACTGGTGTAACTCCAACTACATCCACTGGTGGTGGTTATTCTGGTGGTAATGTTCCTGGGTATAATCCATCAACTAATACAGTTATGTTCGGATATACTACAAATACAGTTGGTCAGACATTTGCTATTAATCAAGCATTGGCAGGTTCTGGCGTTCAAATTGGTGGATATAATTACTCATGGCAATATTTGAATAATAATGAATTTGGTGGAACACTCTCTTCTACTGTCAGACTAACATCTTCAGCTGGTTCAACATTAGAGTCTTACAACTATGGTATGAATGTAATTGCTGATGGTTGGAGAACGATGTCTGGTACTCAAAACTTCAATCAGCAATATCCAACAGCTGATGTTGGTAATTTAAGTATATCATTTACTGGTAAAGATGCTCGTTTCTGGGCAGGATATTATGGACCGCAAGTAAAAGATGTTAATCTTTCTCTGAATTATACAGTTGATCCATGCGTAGGTAATCCAGCATATTCTCCATCTTGTTCAGGATATAATACAGTAATAACCAGTCCAAATTTATTGACTGGAATGACTGGAACACAAGCGTATGCTATCAATCAAGCATTATCAAATGCTGGTTCAGGTGCAATGATACATGGGTTTAATTATGGATATAATTATAGTGTAGCTGGAAGACAATGTGCTATATGGGATATATTTGGTCTTTGTTTAACAGGTTATAATTATTCAGATGCTGGGGTTGCCACTGTTATTACAGATAGTAATAATGCTACTATCTACAGTGAATCCAATACTCACAATGGTGGTGATAATGGAACTTCTGGAACATATAGTAAACAATTTAGATTTGGAACTTCTAGACAAATAACTACACTTGGTGGATTTGCTATGGCACCATGGACTAGTGGAAATGCCAGCATAACAAATATGTATAGTAGTGCGGTATATACAGCAGATCCGTGTCTAGATCCTTTGTCTTCACCATCATGTCCAGGTTATGCTGCAGCATATCTCACCCAGCAGTGCACTGCTAACCCACTTTATAATTCTGCATGTCCAGGATACGCAGAAGCATTATTCACTCAACAGTGTACTGCTACTCCATTAATATATCCATCATGTCCAGGATACGCTAGTGCATATTTAACATATCAATGTTCAATTAATCCATTGTACAGTACAACATGTCCAGGATACGAAGAAGCATATTTAAATGACCAGTGCATCAAAGACTCGTTATACTCAACTAAATGTGAAGGATATGCTACTGCTTATGCTATTAAGTATTTGGTTACAGGAATAGACTCAACAGTAGTAAATCAATCACTATCAGATACTGCTACAACCAAAGCAAATGACCCAACAAACACTAAGGTAGCAGTCAATACTGTTACTACAACTGTTAATACTGATGGTTCTATCTCAACTGGTGTATCAGCTACTGGTGATACTAATGTGGATAAAGTAATTACAGCCAAAGCATCAACTACTAATAACTCACCTGCTTCTGCAGTTCAGTTAGCACCACCTCCACCTGCTCCACAACAGCAAATGGCTCAGAATGAACCAAAGGGTGGTAACAAACAAGAGGATAGAAAAGATGATGCTCCGAAAGGCTCTGGAGGCAGTTCTCCGTCACAGAATTCTAATAATTCTCAAGCGTCGTCTGATAAACCAGCAGCACCAACTGCTCGACAAGAATTACAAGCAAGAAGAGAAGCTGCAGCAAAAGCAGAAGCAGTAGAAAAAGGTAAGAATCTTGCTGGTGAAATGGGTAAAGCATCTGACTTAGAAGCACAGAAAGCAGTTCAGAATGTAGTAATCCAAGCAATGGGATTTACTCCTGGTTTTGATGCTTATAGTAAACAGATAATTGTTCAACAACAATTCTATAAACCATACCAAGTTTATGGAAATCAAAAGACTATTGATAATCGTGCTAATTTAAGAATGTTTGGTGGCACTGATATACTACACAATGAAATGGTAGAATCTCAATACAAAAAAGGAAATTAAGATGTCAGAAGAAATTAAAGATGTCAATAAAAAGATTGACGAAGCTGAGGCAGCAGTTAAAAAATATGCTAGTAAAGATACAGTTATAAGTATTGGTGGATACGAATTTACCCCTGCTAAATTAATGGTAGCATTTACATTGGTATCATCCATTCTTGGTGGTTTATATGGTGTGTTTGAAGTTTACAAAGACTATCAAGGTATGAAGAAAAAGATCGCTGAATATGTTACTCCAGATTTAACTGAAGTGCATAAAAAACTAGCAGTTATTGAAGAAAATAGTTCAAAAACTAACGACTATACTCGCGACATTAAGAACGATCTTAAAAATGATATTCGTCGTCTTGAGGGAGTTGTTGAAAGTGTTGAAAGATCTTCCAAACAAGCTCAAAGAGAAACTGAGCAGGATGTTCGTACTTTAAGAAAAGAAATTGATTCCAAAATTCAGAAAGCATTAGATAATCCGCTTGCTGGAAAATAATAAATACAAAAAATGAGATTGGAAAATAAAAATGAATGATAAGAGATTAGCCAAAGGTTTACTTATTTTATTATTACTTCCACTAACGCTGGCATATTTTAGTGGCGAGTCATTTCGTTATCCTTGTCAAGACCCAAAGAATTGGGATAAAGAAATGTGCAAACTACCGCATTGTGATGTGACAAGAACTTGTCCTCAACACATTTTTAAGGGTCAAAACGACCCACGCTTGGGACCAGATGGAAATAAACCTATTGCGCAAAAT